CCGACAGAACCGGTGACGGTGTTGTCAATGTCTACTACAACCACGTCGCCGTTTCCGTAGATAACGCCGTAGGTCAGAGTGTCGGTTACAGTGTAACCAATACCGGGCTTCTCGAGGGAAACAGCGGATACTGCGCCAGCGGTGATGGTCAGGGATCCAGTAGCACCAGTTCCAGTTCCACCTACAAAGGCAACGTTGTTATAGACACCGTCGGCAACGGTAGGAGGAACAGTGGCGGCAGCTCCAAGGTTCAGCGTAGCAATCGGACCCAGAGCACCAGTTGCGCCGGTGTAGTCGCCGATATCGATAGCATCGATCGCGGGGACCATGTAGGACTCAGACTGGAAGTACTGATCAACGGTAGGTACGCAGAAAGCGTTCGTGATAGCAGCAACCGGAGTCGGATCGGGAGCAACCAGGTTCAGCTTGGTCAGAAGGTCACACTTGGTGATGGAGCTGAGGTCCTCACCGTAGGAGCTGACTTGATCTTCGCCCAGAACAACAGAAGAGTTGTTCAGGTAGACGGATCCGAGAGGGTTACCGGGAACTTGAACGCCGGTGGGAGCCACGGAGGAATCCAGAGCTTGGTCCCAGATGCTGTTGCTGTCAAAGGCGTACTTACGTGCGCGGATGAAGGGCAGGCTTACCAGCTCAACGGGGTTGATGTCGTTTGTGCCACGTCCGAGAACCTGAGTGTACAGGATCGAAGGAGTCTTCGAAATGTCGGTGGCAGGTACGATGCCGTTGGGCAGAGTGATGAAGTTGGAGGTGCTGAAGTTTGCCAGCGAGTTCGACAGGACAAACTTGTCACCGTCAATTACCTTCACCCAGTAGGGGGAGCTTCCAACCTTGGTCGTTGCTTTTACAACGGTGGAGGTGGAGCCAGAAACGGTTGCGGTGATGGGGCGAGTGAAGAACACACGCTGACCAGTCCGAAGACCGTGGGACAGGCAAGTGAACAGGGTGCTTCCGTCGGGGACGCCAGTGACGCCAGCAGAGGCAGCGATCTGAGTCGAGGGATTCAGGAAAGTACGGCTAATCCAGCTCAGAACGTAGCTGGTGGTCGGATCCTGGAGGGTAGCGGGGAGGTGCAGGGTGTTGACACCTGCATCAGCACCGGAGATGTTCTCGATCAGGTCGGAAGTTTGACCGTTGATGTCCTGGGGGAGATCCCAGTAAGCATCTTGGTAAGCAACCTGAGCAGTGTCGCCAGTGGGGGCGGCAATGAACACAGATCCAGTGGGAGGAGCAGACAGGAGGTCAGTGCCGCCTGCTTGAACCACGAAGTTATAAACGTTGGAGGCTTCAGCAGCGGAGGTAGCCAGCAGAACGCGGTTCTCGGGGTAGGATCCGTCGAGTTCCAGATTCTTGGGAGCAGCAATCACATACACTTCTGTGCCACTCAGGTTGAGGCCAGTGGCTCCACCTGCGATGTCAACGTTGGTGAAGTCGTTACCTGTGCCAGCACCGGTCAGAGTTACTTGCTGAATCGGCAGAGTGACGGGCCAGATGTTCTCAGTGCCCAGATCGAAGATACCGTTTACGGCACTAGCGTTGGCGCTGATGGTGTACTTGCTGTCATCAAGCACGCCCACTTTCACACCGTCGGCAACCAGGTTGGCAGACTCGTTCACAGCGGTCTTTGCAGACTCACCGAATACGATGCTCTGGTAGGTGAGACGGTTGTAGTTGACGTCGGGACCAACCCACTTGTAGATGGCGTTGTCGACGAGGTACTCTTTGCCGGTCACAAAGTCTTCAGCAGCTTTGTGAGGAACGAACTCGGAATACTCGTTGATGTCGGTCACCAGGAACGGACCAGCATCGGCCAGGGCCATCCACTTGAAGTTGTTGTCTGCGCAGTGAGCAGCAGCAGCAGCGCCCACTTCGGCACGACCTTTCGCATCAAACTGAGCGTAAGCAGCCGGAGTGATCAGGTAGCCTTGATCTTGCTGCCCATCAAAAGCAGTCGAGATGCACTGAGTGTAGTCCTCGGGCACACGAACCAGGCTTGTAGCGCCACCGACGATGTTCTCAACGTCGTAGCCATTCTGCATCAGAACAGGGTTGGCACCCACGGGCAGAACCTGAGTTACAACCGAAACCTCAGCGTTGAAGGTGGTGCTTGCGATTGTAACGTAGCTGTTCTCAGAGTTGGCGGCAGGATCCAGGTCATTTACTTGACCGGTCTGACGAACATAAACCGAAGAACGGATGGAAGGGTTGGACTCAATCGCGTCTGCCACAGCAGCGGCGATAGCGCCAGAGATTTGACGGGTGTTGGCCTCGTCACCAGCCACGTAGGTGGCGGGAATGGTTACGGGAACGCCGAGCCACTCGCCATTGGCGGTGTAACCGGTCGAACCGTCTCCAGCAACGAGCTTTTGGCCGTTGATCTCAATCTGGAGATAAACAGTGTCACCAGCCATCAGACCCGAGGGCAGACCAGTGGTGCTGATCTTGGTGGCAGAGGGGAAGAACTCGATTTCGACGATGGCGTCGGGAGTTCCCACACGCACGACCCGCAGATCGCCGATTTGGGCGTTCTGGAAGAATGCGTCTACGCAATTATAGCTCAGCAGCGGAATGCGAGCCCCAGGGACAGTGGTGTTTCCTACGCGAATCAGTTCCTTGAAGTCATTCAGGGAAGTGATGGCGACCGGAGAGTTGAAGGGAAACTTGGTTACTGGGACCGTTTCTTCAGTCTCTACGAGCATGTAGACGGTGCTGAAATCAGCAAGGTCAGCGTTAGCTGCGCGACCCGCCTGCTCGTTAATATATACGCCGGGTGCGCCGGGGGTTACCCCGCTCGTCCCGAGGGAAAAAGTTGCCATGATTTTACAAGGTAAGTCCTACTTTTCAATCACGCTACCGGTAAGGACATTCACCGTATAGGTCACCGCAGTGGCGAGATTTACTACACTGGTTTTACCCGGATTGCTTCCCTGTAATGGCTTGTACGCTGTCGAAAGATATACCGTTCAATTCTTCTCGGTCAACAACTCCCTGCAAGTTGTAGCGATACAGGGCAGTGTTGTAGTCTTCTTCGGTGTCGAAGGGAAAAATCTCATTTGATTGAGTTGGAGATGCGCCGGAAAACACAAAGGAACCCTGGGTCAGAGTTCCCTGGGCTCCTTCGGTTCCCGACACTCGGATTTGTGCCCCGACCGGGGGCAGTTCAGTGACTTTCCACTGAGGGTTCTCCTCCAGCACTGCGCGATAGTCAGTGGAGTTTGTGTAGTACAAATACCCCAGCTTACGGAAAGTGTGCTCTTGCTGGAAGGGGAACGAAACGGTCATTGGCCTCTATTCTGTGCGCGAGCGATCAAACGGGCGCCAACGGAGGTGCCACGGTTCATTTCAAAGCCTTTATCTTGAGCCACCGCAGCAGCAGCCTTTTCCAGGGCAGCGGGGTTTGCGGGGACAAAGGGATCGTCTTTGTCGGTTTTCTTCGCGAGCTTTGCGCGAACATCCGTCTGAACTTTCTCAGTTTCCACAGTCTTGGTGACAACTTCTGGTTCTTCAGAAGGGGTTTCCACCTCGATGTTTACGGGAACCGATGCCTTCGACTTGGTTTCGACCTTTCCCTCTTCGGGAGTGACGATCAGGTCGCCGGTGGCAGGTTTTGTTTCCTGAGAACGGTTAGAGCGTTTAGCAGCCATGGTTACCTTTTATGTGATAGGATGTGATTCCAAGCAATCGGAACGAGTTGCTTGAGAGAAACTTCGGGGACGCCCATCCAGGGTCGGGCAGGCATCTTTGACGTTCCAAATTGTTGGAAAGCGCCGTAGGGGGTGGTTCTGACCAGGAACTGGTTTCCTTTGGTCTGGATAAACGAGGCATCCAGCATTGCCCCGGTGGCCCGGAGAATAGGTTCCCCAGGAAACCGTTTTGCCTTCAGATCGGCATAGCGAGGGGAGAGACGTTGCCAGGGACGTTGATAGGTCGGATCAACTTGACGTTTCCAGAACTGGGGATGGTCGTCTATCAGGACCGGCACCCATTCCTCTCTGGTGGGTCTCCACCATCGAAGGTTCATCGGGGTGAGACCGCGACCTTTGTTATCGACTCGAAAACGAATCATTACTTCCTGGCACTTTTCTTCATAGCTTTTTCTTGCTCATCAGCATGCTTCTTGACAATGTCGATCATGAGGTTGATTTTGCTCATGGGTTGAGTTTCCAACCACTCGATCGAACTGTCCCACCGCTGCTTACAGAGGTGATAAGCAACCTCCAACCAGTTCTCTAGTGAGAGGATGGTTCTGTCAAGCAAAGTCTCGGTTGCCCACTGAAACGCTTTTCGCGTTTGAGTTGAAGTGGCAACATCGAGAACGGAGTCGTCGACTATGAGCCTTAAGATTAACTCAAATTGACTGCGTTCGGTCTGTCGGAGGACTTGAGCGAGATAG